GAGCTCAGGGTGCGGGGGTTTTCAGCGTAGAAGGTCGTGAGCCAGTCGTACTCGTCCTGGGTCAGGCACTCCACCTTCCCGTAGGGCATGAGTTTGTTTAGCTTTTCTTTTCTGGCGTCGCATCCGCAGTCCACTCCCGTGGCTTCGCTAAACCAGTCCACCACGGCTTTGATGCCAGTGGCCTCTGTGATTTGCTCTATGGTGTCACCAAGGCCTTTCGCCCGCTTCCTTGTAGTTTTCGTAGTCGTCTTTGCAGTTGGTTTGGATTCGCTCTTTTGCATTTTTTAGTGTGTTGAAGATTGATCGTAGTGAGATTGTGGTTTCGCTGCTTAGGTCCCGCATGCTCATTCCTGAGTTGATGTAGACCGTGAACAGTTTTTTGTCGTACCAGTGCCAGGTGTCTACCTCTGCCCAGATGCTGTCTACGAGGCCCGCTAGCGCATCTTCGCGCTCCACTGGGTCGGTATCATACCTGGAGGCTGGAAGGTCGTCCGTGTAGCTTATTTTACTTTTGGCTTTGGTGTAGTCCGCGTACATGTTTCTGAGCGTTATGTAAACGAAAAAGGTGTTCACCTCAGTTTCGTTGTACATGATCCGTTCTGGTTTGCTCACGTACTTGTGCATGCGAAGGTACATTTCCTGGACTATGTCCTCAGATAGGTGGACTGGGCATCCGAAGCTCTGGACCATCCTGATCCAGTCTTGATGCTTTTGGGCGAGTAGTTCTAGTAGGCTCATCGGATGGCGTAGCGTCCGTAGTTCGGACGGGATAGTTTATTGTAGGTGGCGTAGCGGGTGGCGTCAATGGCGTGATTGTATGCGTCTATGGGTTTGTTCAGTAGGTTGCCGTTTTTGTCTTCCACCCACTTGTAGTTCTGCAGTTCCTTTTCTAGGTTTTTGCTTCGGGGCGTTATGAAGATCTTATGGCGCTTGAGCATGTCTATGCCCGCGTTCACGCTGTCGGCTCCCTTTTGGGTGGGCTTTACATTCCAGCCGAAGCGGTGCAGTTCCTCAATGGACTTTGGCTCGGCGGAGTCGGCGTAGATTTCCGCACGGCGATCTAGTCCTAGGTCCCGCAGGCGATTGTTAATGTCACCGTTGGTCATGCCCGTCTGGTAAAACAGTTCGTCTAGGTAGAGGTTGTCCCCTGACTTGTAGACCTGGACTAGGGCGCTGGGATCATTCGTGAAACCGAAGTCAAGGCCGTAGGCTAATAATGTGGCGTTATCAGGCACCTGGCTTGTACCGAACTGGAAGATCGTGGCTCGGCTCATGCCTCGCTCACCCATACCGTAGATGCGCCAGTAGTCCTCGTCGGTGTCCCTTAGGCGTTCTATTTCCTCACGGATCGCTGGCTCTAGGAACGGGTTGTCTTTGTAGGTCGTCTGGTAAAAGTCGCAGTCGTCCCTGGGGATCACTCTATCATAGATCCAGTGGAAGGTGTCGGATGGGTTGTAATCCAGGATGACCTTGCCCTCGGTTCGGAAGATCAGTTGCTGCCAGTCCTCGTAGTAGAGCTCATTGGCCTCGTTGATGTAGAGCATCTGGCGCTTACGCCCTCGGATCTTTTGTGGCTGGTCCAGGCTTATGAACTCCACCAGGTTGCCGTTGAGGTAATACTCATGGCTGGACTTGTTATGGTATTCCTCGTAGTAGATTTCGTGGTTCCGCAGGATCTCAAAGAAGTCGCGCATGACCGAGGCCCGCAGGGACGGGAAGGTCTTACGGCAGATCGTGATCGTGTGGCCTTTGTTCTCGTCCGTGTAGTTGAAGATAATCCAGAGTAGGATGTTATAGGTCTTGCCTGAGCGCGTTCCTCCCTGCTCCACCGTGATTCGTTTCGGGGAGTGGACGAGGTGCTTATAGACCACGTTGGTGTCAATCCTCTGGCTCAACGACATTTATTGTGAATAGCTTGTCGCCCATGTTATGCACTTCCTGGCGCTCTACGTATCCTCTGGCTTTGCCTTTGGTCTTTAGGAAGAAGATCGTAGCGGTTGCGTTGCCGTCGGCGATCTGTTTATGCAGCTGGCTTTCGGCGAAGTCAATCGCCACGTTCTGCAGCTCATCTATGGCGGCTGCGAACTCTGGGTCCGTCTTCAGGTATTCGTAGTAGGTTGTGCGGCCTATGCCCACCTTTCGGCAGGCGGTTGTGACCACCCCTAGGCTTTGCTCCATTGCTTCCAGGAGCGCCCTTTTTGTCTGTTCGGTTCTGTTCATGGCTAAGTAACCTCCGTGTATCTCTTTTGGGCCCAGGGCTTGCCGTTGATTTTGATTTCCAGCGCTTCGTCCAGTAGGTGCATGCGCTCTATAATCACCTGGCAGTATTTGGGATCTAGTTCCATTCCGTAGCAGATGCGACCGATCTGGTGGGCGGCTACCATGCTGCTTCCTGATCCTAGGAATGGATCCGCTACTAGTTCACCTGCGACCGTGCTGTTTTTGATCAGTAGGGCCATCAGGGGAATTGGCTTCATGGTGGGGTGGACGTCGTTGCGTTTGGGTTTGTCCTGGCGGATGATCGTGCCTTGGGAGTCTTTGAATTCCTGGAGTATCTTTAACATGTCTTCCTTTTTGAGGGTTGATAGGTCTACCTCATTCTCAAACACGGTGTCGTGCGTTCGCTCGTCTACGAAGTAGTGGCCTGCGCCTGCCTTCCATCCGTAGAGGATTGGTTCGTGGCGCCACTGGTAATCCTGGCGTCCTAGCACTAGGGAGTTTTTTACCCAGATCAGGCATTGCTTCAGGAGCAGTCCGCTATTAGTAAACGCCTGACGGAAGGCTACCCCTACGTTGTCGCTGTGGAAGACGTACCATGCTCCGCCTGCTTTGGTGAGGCGTGCGAAGTTCTGAAAGGCGTCTTGGAGGAAGTTGTAGAACTTGTCGTCCGACATTTTGTCGTTCATGATCTTCATTCCGTTGCTGCCTTCGTAGTCCACATTGTAGGGTGGGTCTGTGAGCACCATGTCCCAGCGCTGACCGTTGGCTAGCTTTTCAGCGTCCTCTGGTTTGGTGCTGTCGCCGCAGACGAGGCGGTGGGGTCCTATTTCAATTACGTCGCCTGGTTTGACGATGCTTTGGATGTCCTCTGGTATTTCGTAGTGGTCGTCCTGGGCTTCGCCTTCCTCCAGTTCCTCTACGGGTAGGTCTAGTCCCCAGTCGTCTAGGTCTTGTGCTGCCCACTCGTTGGCGAGGACGTCCCAGTCCCACTCACCGAAGCCTACGTTGTCTTTGATAACGAACTCGGCCTTTTGCTGTTCCGTGAGCTGGTCTGCGACAATGATGGGAACTTCCGTCAGTCCCGCCTCTATGCAGGCTTTAAGGCGCATATTCCCACCAAGGACCATCATTTCGTTGTCCACTACGATCGGGCGGAGGTTTAGCATCTCTGGGAAGTCCTGGATGCTTTTCACTAGCTTTTTGAATTTGTTAGCTGTGATCGTGCGGGGGTTTTTTGGATTGGGCTTGATCAGCCGAATATCTACTTTGGTCATTTTTGTCTGTTTTGATAGTTTGCGTCGTGGATGCCTTGCAGCCAGTCTTTGATGTCTTTGCGGTCCCCATACTCCACGTGGCATTTGCGGCAGAGTCCCATTAGGTTTTCTATTACGTCGGCGTGCTTTGATCCGCCCATGCCTCTAGCTTCTATGTGGTGGATGTCCACGGCCTGGCTTCCGCAGACCTCACACGGGATCCAGTCGGTCGTGTCGTAGCCCATGGCCTGGAGGTAGACCTTCGTGTGCTTTTTCATTTTCGGTAGAGCCAGCAGTCGTCTATGAAGGTGGCGTGAGGCAGCAGCTCGTCTACCGCTTGAATAACGCCTGGCCAGTTTGGGTGATAGTCATCGCCTGCTATGTAGCCGCCTCTTTTTACCTTGGGCAGCCATAGCTTAATATCTTCCTTTACGGCTTCGTAGGAGTGGTCTAGGTCTATAAATACCACGTCCAATGACTCTGCCTTAAACTTGCGTGCCGCCGCCTTGGATGTGCCTTTGATGGCGGTGTATTTGCGGTCACCCATATTCTCTACAAAGAGGTTGTAGATGTCTTTGGTCTTTGCGAGCTTGTAGTACGAGTCCAAGTATTCAGCCGTCCCTTTGAAGGAGTCTACAATTACTATGTTTTGGCCCGTTGACTTGTCGCAGAGGTAGGATGATGACTTGCCAAGCCAGGCACCTAGCTCAGCAAAGGTTCCGTCTTTGGGCATTGCGTTTAGCAGGAAGTCGTATGCGGACTGGTGATTAAACCATCCGTCTATTTGTGAGGTCGTTTTCATTTCAGGTAGTTGTAGTAGCAGAGGTCCTCGTCTATGGCGTCCACGGATCCGTAGCGCATTAGGTCTTGGGCGAAGATGCCGTCGGCCTCATAGGCTTCGGTGTAGCGCAGTCCGATCTGTGGACGGTACATGTAGCTAGCGGTGTCCACCTTCCCTATGACTGGTTCTGTAGTTGCCTTGAGTCTTCGTCCCTGGTTCCAGGTCACCATGACGGCGCTGGTGTTCATCAGGTCCTGGATGCGCTCGGCAAGCGCTGGGTGGAAGATATTGTCGTCGTCCAGCATGTACACCCAGTCCTTGTCCGTGAATGATTCGTCGTAGAGATCCAGGAACTCGTTGCGCAGGGGGTGGCCCCATGATCCAGTGCGCAGGCTGTAGATGCTTACGTCGGCGGGGCTGTAGAAGAACCCTTTGACCGTTTTGTCAAAAAGAACAACCCAGGTCGCGTGACCTGGTATTGTGGGCTTGATCAGCTTTAGGTTTTCTGGCCTAGAGCACGGTGTCACTATGTATAGCATCGTGGCGGATCTGGTTCATTTTCTGGATCGTGAAGGCCTGCATGTCTTCGTTCAAAGATAGGGCTAGATCTTCAACAAGGTTTGGGTTTTGGTTCAGCC